CGAGATCGTACCCTTCGCGAGCGAGGTGTTGAATGACCTCAGAATGGACGCGCTGAACAGTACGTGAATCCACTGGCAACGCCTTGAACGTATCAACCACCAATTGCTTGACGTTCGCTGCTGCCATAATTCGTCGCACTCTCGTGCTAGGCGTGGTCCGTTTGCGCATCGACATGATCACGTCAAAATGAGCAACGCCTTCTTTTTCTTCTCGGCCTTTGTAGCCCTTGTGGCTCTGCTGCTTCCGGTCAAGCGCTCCCGCATCTTCAATTTGGAAACCAGCGCATTCAGCAGCAGTTTGTATCGCCCGCCAAATGGCTGGATCAGTGTTATGGAAGACGAGGGTCGCCCAAGCGCCAGGTTTCAGAACGCGGAAAATTTCGCGCATCGAATCTGACATCAGCGACTCGTAGTCCGCCACTGTTTTTCCTCCTCGGGACTGATCACGAGAACGATTGACGACAGCTTCCTCTTGTTGTGGTGTTAAACCACCAAGCCAGGATTCCCAAATGAGATTGCAGTCTGCGTAAAAGAGATTTGAGCCAAATGGAGGATCGGTAAAAACATAATCGATACTGGAGTCTGGAATCCCGGAAAGCCTAGTCGCCGACCCCAAACGAATGGCAGGAAGGGGACCGTCCTGATTTCCAAGGGCCTCGTAATACGAACGCAGTTGTCGGATCTTGTTGCGCATTACCTCGAGGACATTGGCCTCCGATGACAGCTGCGGGACATACAACGTGCCTGTAAGTGGTCGTTGACCACCCCGTGCATTAAAGCGCCTCATCCGCGTTCCGTGCCAAGACGTATTGGTGAAGGCGAAGGTCAACGCTGCACGCACACGCTCATCGCCTACTTGCTGTATGCGGGCCCAGAGCCTAGAAAGAGCGCGAAGATTGCGCGGCATATAGAAATCAGAAATACTCTCAATGCCCTGCAAGTGAAGCGCAGATCGGATGTACATCTCTCGAGTAGCATCAATATCAACTTCGGGAAACCAATTCGTTGGTGCTACCGACGATTGCTCCTGGATAATTGCAATGTCTTCTGCGGTTGGTGCGCGCTCGACACGTTTTCCGTTCGCGCGCTTGTAGCTTAGAAGGACTGGCCTGTTTATGGTGTATTTCAAGCCATGTTTGGCGCTTTCCTTGCCGCATTTAGGGCAAATAAGTGCAGCTGGCATACGGCCAGTTTCGCGATCAATTGAATCCCAAATTGAAAAGTTTTGCTTGCAGTGTGGGCAAGCTGCATCACGTCCCCAGAGCGTATAAAGAATATATCCGCGCTCATCACCATCTACGCAGGCATAAATTTCTCTGAATTCAGCACCGAGGTCAGCTGAAATCTCATCGAATGCCTTTTGCAGATCTCTAGTATTGCATGGTCGAGTGTGGTTGTAAGCAAGATGGGTTGCGACCACAGACAAATCACTGAGCACAGCACGACGTCCTGACATTTGTGCAGCAACCCCTGTCATTCCTGTCCCACAAAATGGATCAAGGACAACATCTCCAGGGCGGCTGAAGTGTTTAATGAAAGGAGTAATAGCCTCTGGCGGCACCTTGGTGTGATAACTGTGAGCGTTGTATAGAGCCGTATTTCGCTGTCCTGAAACAACTCGAGGCGGTTCACCACCTACGTCTGGAGCAGGCCGCGTGGTGTCTAACAAGCCATTGAGGTCGGCGTCCGTTGTTAAGTAGCGCTCAGCCACGCAGCCAAATGGAGATGCGACGTGATCATATTTCTTTTCTGATTCTAAAAATTCTTTCGAGGGGACCCATTTCGTTCCAGACTCGATGAACAGCTTACTACAGAGCTCCTTTACCGCCTGAATCGAAATACCGTTCAATGAATTTCCTAGTTTGAGTGATGACCGGATCAATGATGCGAATGCCTCATCAGTTGTAAAGGGGGATTTTTGGTTCTTTGAGAAGTCAATGAGTGCTGATCTGATCTGATCAGCAGATGATGACTCTCGCTCAGCTGCTGCACGCGTTGAGGGGCGGCGACGCAGTTCAATAAGTGCATCAAGGGAGGTAACATTTTCCTTGGCTTGAAGGCCTTTTACACCTTTTATGGATGGATGAATCTTATCGAGCCCAATTGCATGACGAACTTCAAGACCTGCATCGCTTAATGCATCTTGAATCGCACACCACACTTCATCGTTTGAATTATTAAACTGTAACGTTGCGTAAGAGCTGGGTTTAAGAATTCGCGAGACTTCTTTGAATGCACCTGTCATCAGTCGTTGGTAGTCCGATATAGTTTTACCGCCTTCTCTTGGTGTGCGATGCTTATTTACGACAATTTCTTCTCGCTCGTCAGTCAACGCCCCGAGCCACGCATCCCAAAGTAGGCTGCTATCGGCATAGAAAATATTCGACCCAAATGGTGGATCCATAAACACATAGTCAATTGACCCATCTGGAAGATGCGACAGATCTGTCGCAGAAGATTTCACCACCTCGGCTCGACTATTCGGTCCTCCTAAATGCTTGAAGTACCTCTCTACATCACGAAGCTTTCTCTCTAAAAGACTGCCTACATTCCACTCATACCGCAACGACGAGATGTATAGCGTTCCCGTCATCACGTTAGTAGGCCGCTTTACGTTCCACTGGTATCTCTTTGACGCACGATTGACCATTCCGGTGAATGCAAAGAGAAGCGCCGAACGTAGCCGTTCGTCTCTCTCCTCCTGAATAGTGTGACGAATTGCTGAAAGTGCGTGAAGATTACGCTTGGTATAAAAGTCTGCAACGGAGTTAACTCCCTGTGCCGAGTGTCCTGCCCGCCACATTTCGCGCGCGGAACCAAAAGGTACTTGTGGGATCCAATGCAATATCTCACTGCTGTTTGCCCTTTGAATGAGTTCTAGCTCCGCATTGGTCGGAGGATGAGCATCTCTTGAAATTGGGCCTTTTGCATTAGTCTCAACTGGACGCTCCCCAACCCATCTAAGCTCTCGTTTCTGGCTTGTACGACGACATACAGGGCAAGTGACGGAGTCGACTACTGCACCCGAAACGGGGTCTCGCGCGCCAACCCAATAGACGATCTCACCACCGCAGTGACCACACTGGAATACATCACTCCAAACTGTGTACTCGACGCGGGAGCGTGAGGCTGGAGTTCCTGTCTCGTAGAGCCAACTCAGAGTTGGGCGCACACGCTCCATGACTCTGGCTGCGGCTTTTACAAATGCGTCCGGTTGGCACGGACTCACGTAGTTTCGTGCAATGTGTACCGCCGCTGGAGAAAGGTCACTTAGCACCGCATGTCGGCCAGCAAGAATAGAAGCCACCCCTGTCATCCCGCTGCCGCAGAATGGATCTGCAACGATTTGCCCCTCACTTGTGTGATGGCGGACGAGCTTATCGATGGCCTCGGGTGGAACCTTCGTGTGATAGCTGTGCGCGCGATATGCCTGTGTATTCTTACCAGCTCGCAAGTGATCCAGGAATGGACCTATATCGCTGGATGGCGCATCACATATTTTCTCCTGAATATGCCGCTGAAAGCTGTCTGAAAGATTTCGCGAGAACGTGACTTTTGCGCCGGAATCGTCACGTCGAATAGCAGACACGATCGCGTCAACCCTTCCCGGGACGGCACTTGCTACATCAGGCGGCAGTCTACCTGCGGCAACACGCAGCAAATCCGCTGGAACTTCAAGCGCGATTGAAAGGGCCTCAAACTGTTCGTCGGTTGGATGCCTCTGCCCGCTTTCGAGCATGCTGAGATAAGATTTTGCGTAGCCAAGTGTCTCAGCTAGAGACGTAAGGGAAATCTCCTTCTCTTGGCGGCGGTCCCGCAAAAGACGGCCGCAGCCATTTCCAGGTGCCGCAGCGACGGCCAATGCCCCCTGGTCGTCAGATCCCGGTTGGCCGTGGCTTGAAATTTGTTCTTTGGTCGATTTTGGCATGCTTTATGTGGCGTGTTCACTACATTTGTGAACACACATTTTAGCGTAAGCCGGGCTGGTTTACGAGCTCACTTTCGACCTCGCGTCGTACAACCAGGCCATTCAATATCCTGCCTCCCGCATAAACCCAGCGCAGCAACTCATGAGCCGAGCCCTGCCAATCCCGCTGATTGATCCGTCGCCGCAGCGTAGACGACTGCAGCCGCCCAGCCCCAAGGTTGAACGTGAAATCCACTATAGCCGCGAGCCGCGCTTCGTGCTCGGTGGCCAGCACCGGGCAGTAACGCAGCGTTGCTGCGAAGGCCGTCTGCAGGTCACGCGCCAAATAGACTTCTGCTTCGAACTCGGTGATCGGCGGGTGCGTCGACTCGCACAGATGGCCATAGCCAATCGTCCAAAACCCTGCCGGGCAGATGTACGGGTGGGCGCGTTCAGGATCGGCCTTCGGCACGCGGTGGAACCCCTCAAAGCGCTTGGCCAGTACCACGGCTGCTTGGGGGACTACAAGTGCGCCCATGGCTGCCTCCGCTTGATCAATTCAATCGTCGTCGCAGAAACAGAAAAACACTCTGCGAGTCGCTCATGGGTGTCGTTGCTAAGGCGAATCAACTCAACTTGCAATCGATTCAATCTCGCTGTTCCGTTGCGCTCGCCACGATTATGGGCAGCGCGACCTTTAGCGACCATATCGTCCATGTTGTCCGTCATTAATCGCAATTTTCGCCAGAAATCGAATGCGCATAGGTGTTTCTGGCCTGCCTGTTCGAGCCATTACAGGCCACCCCGGGCTTTTTCCAGGGTTCTATTCAAGAACCAGTAGTTCAGAATGCCAGACAGCAATGCTTGATCTGCACCTGACCATGCAGCAAGAAGTGCAGATCCAAATCCAACGCCTGTTTGAACAGATCCCACAAAAGTTGCCAGTTTGACCCCGGTGTACATGAGAACAAACAGGTAAGTCACCACGGGTCGAACCGTTGTGGACAGCGCATCAGCCCACTTCACACCCGATGGCCTGCCCTGGCCAGCAACCGCTTCCTTGAAAGCCTCCATCGCACCGTTATTCCAGGCCAGGTCGGCACTTGCACCGATCTCCCCCATTCGACTGGCACCACGAATTTTCTCGAACTCCAGCGCCTTGTCCTGCATCGCAAGCTCGTGGCCGCGTTCGCCCTTGCGGTCGAGCCACTTGAGGATCTCAGGCGCGAGACGGAAGGCTCCGCCCAAAAGGCCACCGAGCAAGGTCTCGATCATTGGGGGCCTCCCATCAGCTTGAGCTTGATGGCGGCACCGACCAGCAACGCGGCCAGGATGCCGGTGGTGGCCACCTTGACTGCCGTCTGCCACGCAGTGCGGCGCGCGTCGCGCCACGCTTGCAGAAGATCGCGCAACTCCCGGATGTCGCGGGCGGCGTGGCCGTTTTCCAGGCCGAGGTGGGACAGGACGCGTTCCGCGCCACGCTCGGCGGCGTGGACAAGCAGTTCGTCGAAGTCCTCCTTGCGCAGCAGGAGCAGGTTCTCGACGAGCGCTGGTTTGCTGTCAGGTTCATTCATGGGTGGTCTCCAGAAATGCGAAACCCGCCTCGAGGGGCGGGTTTCAGGTGGGCGAAAGTAATGATCAGATGGCGAGGCCAGCGCTCCAGCCGGTGGCCTTGTAGGCTGAGAGCACGCCCTCGTCCTCGATGAAGCAGGTCCAGCCGATCTTCGGGGCGTAGAACCACCATCCCGCATCGATGCGCACGGCGATCTGGCCGGCTTTTCCGACCCAGGCACCGGTCGGACTGGCCGCCACGATGTATCGGTCTCCGTTCGTTGGCGTGGTCGGCGGCGTGGTTTGCGCGCGCGACTTCACCGACAACTGCAGTACGGCGTCCAGCAGCTTGAGGTTGGCATCCATTCCGGCATTCCACCCCGACTCGCGGGCGGTCCAGCCGTAGTTCAGGCCCAGGTTCGGGCCTTGCAGTGCTGCCATGTCATTCTCCTTGTGTCATTGCCCATAACTTGCCCCGTAGAACATCCCGTAGCCCCGGCACTCGGGGATGTCGATTTGTTGGGTCTGCCAGCTGGTGTGGCCGTCGCGCATTGCCTCAACCTTGATGGTCAATTTCTCGTTCGGCCGATTCAGGCCGCTCTCGGAAATCTCGGCGGCCATCGGATAGGTCCAGCTCGTGCCGGTCAGTCCCGTTTCGGTATGCTTGAGCGTCCCCGCCTCGCCATAGATCCGCACGGTGTACGTCGTGCCGGGTTCCGGCCCGATATTCGATTCCCCTTGCGTCACCAGATAGGCGGTCTGCAGCACCCGGCTGCGGTGCGCCCAGCTGACCGTCACTTCCTCAGTGATGTAGCTCACGCTGTAGTCGAGGTTGTTGACCCTGAACTTGCCGGGCGCATAGGGCCGGATCTGCCGCTTGGCGAACGTGTAGCTGATCGTCGGCGCCGACGCCTCTGCCAGAACGCCCATCCCGGTGGCAGGCAGCACCTTGGTCTGCACCGTCTCACCGCTCAGGTACTGGCTCGTGTTGTAGAACTGCCCGCCCTCGACGAAGTACAGCCGGGCACCGGCCAAATGCTTCGCTGGCACCGTGTCCAGCACGCCCCGGTCCACCGTCACCGTGCCGGCGGCCAAATTGACCGCTTTCACGGCGACCAACTCGCTGCCGACCTGCGCGTAGGTGTTGAACGTGACCAGATCCAGATCGACCCCGTAGAGCACGTTCAGCGCTGTCTCGGTTTGCCCGATGTCAGTGGCGAGTACGCAAGAGGGAATGAAATCACCGACGCCGATCTTCTCGAAGGCCGCCGAGCCCTGCCGGGTCAGCACCGCGTAGTTGATCGCCGCATCCGAGGGCCGAACGGATGAGACGGACAGGAACCCGCCATTCGGATCAATCTCGGCCTGAGCGGCGGCCGACTCGCCCGTCATCTCATGAACAATCGTCCAGTACGACAGTTCGCTCACCGACACGAAGTTCGCGGCGATGGGTGCTTGCCGGGGATCGACCCAGCCGCTCTCGGCGGGCGCCAGATAAACGGCATCGGGCAGGCCGAACACATCCTCGACGCAGGTGATCCGCACCCGGCCGTCGGCCAGCGTCCCGTAGCCAATCTGCGCCACCCGCAGGATCAACTGTTCGATCCGCAACTCGGGCCAGGAGAACCTGAACACGTCGCCGATGTTGAGGCTGGCGGCGGTGCGGTTGGCCACCACCGTGATCTTCGCCAAAGTGGACGACAGCTGCCGAAGATCCCGCATCGCCAGGCGCGCGGCCAGAGCACCATTGGCCACGCCCTCGTAGCTGACCTTGGCGTCCTTGATTTCACCCAAGGATCGTTCGATGCCGGCGATGTCCTGCACCGAGATCGACACGCTCTTGTCGGTCGTGCGGTCGTGGTAGGACAGCGTGACCTGATTGATCAGTTCCTCGGGCAAGGTACGCTCGAATGACTCCAGCCCGATCACGCTGGTCTGGTTCAACTCCACCAGCATTGCCGGGTCGTAGTCATCGCGGGTCAGTTTGAGCGTGAACAGCCCAGTGCGCGGGCTCACATAAATCGAGCCGTCGATGTGCTGCAGGATGCGCTCGAGGAAGGCCTCGATGTCCTGCTGCTGATTCCACAGGATCGACAAGCCGAAGCTCTCGGCGTAGAGCGTATCGGCGGCGGCGCGAAACGACGCATCGTCGATCTCGGCCGAGCTGTAGCCCCGGCCCCAGGTGCGGTCGGTCAGGCACTCGTAGATGATGTGCGCCGGGTTCATGTCGCCGGCGATGGCCGCCTTGTCCGAGTACCACTGCGGCGAACCGTCGGACCGCCGGATGATCCGCGTGACTTCCGCGCTCCAGGGCTTGATATAGGGGTTCATCGCCGACAGTTGCGGCTGACGCAGTACCAGCGACACCACGCCCCGGAAAGCCGGCACATTGGCGCCCAGCTTGGCCACGAGGTAGTCGTTCTGACCGTCCGCCGCGTTGCCCATCACCAGATCCACGGCGCCGACGATACCGCCCTCGCGGTCATCGCCGCCGAACAGGTCGGGCTGGTTGATGGCAATCTGGCCGCTGGACGTCAGCGACCCCGACCACGCCGTGCGCTCGCCGACCACGATCTTGTTGAGCGAATCGACCGGGCCGTGGCACAGCGCCAGATGCATTCCCGCGTAGTAGCGGTAGCCGACGGTGACACTCTTGCTGCCTTTGCCACCGCCGCTCATGCCTTCGCTGCCTCACTCGTTACAGAATTGGCTTGCTGCTCGACGTGCTCGGCCAGCCGGATGGCCATCGCATCTCCGGTGGCCCGCAGCCAGCCGGTGCTCACGCCTTGTTGCCGAAAATCCTCAAAAGTCACGCCATCGCGCGGAAACCAGCGGCGCAGCCCAGCATTGCAATAGCCGAGGGACTTGGCATCGAGGTGGGTGGCGAATTGCCGGGGACTGTGCTGTTCGCTCATTTCTTGCCGCCTCCCTTGGTCTTGATCGGCGTCGTCCGCACATCGCCGAACCAGACGCAGTTCGGCTGCTTGATCGTCCGCGTACCGAACAACACGGGAATCGGGCTGTCGGTGGCGGCGACCGGCGCATCGACATTGCCGGGTTGTGGCGTGGTGGTCTTGGGTTTCGGGGCGAGCAGCGACGACAGGACCGTCGTGATCACCCACACGATCAGGTATTGCCACATGGAAAATCCTTAAACGATGGCGTCCCCGGTGAAAGGATTCTTCACCGGGATGTAGGGAAAGCCGCCGTAGTTCAGCTGGTTGCCAAACTTGGCGGCGCAGGTCGTGAGCGTGTGGTCGCAGCCCGGATAAGCCTCGAACGCGTCGCCTGCCTTCAGTCCCGGAATTGGGGCTGAGAGGGTCACCGCGCCGCCGGAGCTGGCGACGATCATTCGTTGCGCCCCGGCGGCCATCAGCCTGCCGCCGACGAACCAAGCGATGGGCTTGGGCAGGAAGACGGACGAGGTCACCTCCAGCCCCGCCACGCTCTCGACGATGCCGGCCGTCTTGTAATCGGCCGCGTTGACCTTGCAGCCGCCGTGGTATAGCGGATGACGGCAGTTGATCTGGTAGTTCGCCCGCCGCCCCGAACGCTTGAGCGTCGTAAAAATCGGCTCACAACGCATCTGCACCGTGATGCCGCTGAACACCACCGACACGACCCGCCCTTTCCACCAGGTGATGAATTCGGTACCCGGGTCGGCCAGGTGCTGGCGAGAGATGGTGAGTGACAGCACGCCATCGGGCGGGGTCACGATGAAGGACTGCACTACTGCGATGTCGAGCGCTGCTTCGAGATTGAGCATCGCGCGGGCGAACTCCTGCGTCTGCTCGATCTCCGAGCGCCTGATCGGCGCCGGAATGTACTGCTCGCCGTTGTAGGTCAGGGCATCCCGAGCCGAGGTGTAGCGCCAGACGGTCGTTCCCAGCGCGAACCGGTACAACTCGACCGGCTGGCCAGAATGGACGCTCGCCTCGATGCTCTGATAGGTCATCCGTTGATGCTCCGAATAGGCAAAGTCACCTGAACCACACGATCCGTCTCGAAGAAAAATTCCACGGCATCGCTCTCCAGCCGTGCCAGTTCCAAGAAGCAGACGATCCGGAAATCGGATGGCACGCAGGCCACGCCGAGAGCGGCGTCGATCCGCATCCGCTCGACGACCCCGTCCACGAACTCGAAGGCGGTGATCCGCCGCAGAGTCCAGGTGCCGTCGTTGTGCACAAAGGCCACGTCCCGCCGGCCGGGCATGGCCTGGTAGTAGGTGGCGAAGCCCCGGGCCTGGACCAGAATTTCCGTTGCATCGAAGGCGAAGGGCTGGGCGACTTCGAGGCCACGCTCCCAGGTCGGCACCCAGAAAGGCACCTGCCGTCCGGCACGAGCGGCGAGCCAGCCCCGCATCGCGGTGAGCCGGGCGCGATCCGGTAGCAGGTACTGGTGGCGGCGCACGATGAAGGGCCGGTTCGGGATGTCGATCACCGCAGGCGTACCGGTGTCGTGGTCGAACACATCGACGAGCCGCTGATAGTCGATGCTGACGTCCTCGATCCGATTCGGGTGCTGCAGCAGCGTGTCGTAGCCTCGGTACTGAATCGGTGAATTCGTCGCCGCCACCGGCGAGGCCAGGTCCTCCAGCTCGAAGCGCAGTTTTGCCTGGGAGATCGCCGCCGTTGGCCGGGTGACGGACTGCTGGGCGGGTAACCGTCCCAGCCGGGCCGGGGCGATCCAGGAGCCTGCAGGCCAATTCCCCAACGCCGGGCGCTTGAGCGTGATCGTCCCGGCGGTCAGGGACAGGACTTCCAGTGCCTCGCTGGCGCCAGCGCTTGAGCCGACGATGGCAAGCCCACCGGCGTGATAGTCCAGGTCCGTGGTACTCACGGCCAGCACCGTGTCGCCGGGATGGATGGCGGCCGCAAGCCAAGCCTTGTCGGTCCACACCGGCACGGCATAGACGCGCGACTGCCAGACGTTCATCAAGAGATCCAGCTGCCCACCGTTGCCGTACTCCAGCACGTCGAACTCGAACGAGCGCCGGGGATCGGTCCGCAGCCGCACCCGCTGCTCACCACCGTCGCGCATCGTCAGCACGTCGGTGTGCCATTCCAGCCGCTCGGTGAAGCCGCCTTGCCAATCATGCAGCAGGCCCATGACCAGCACGCGGCCATAGCTGATCGCCAGATCCCGTGTTCCGCCGGCCGAGAAATGCAGGGTCAGCAGCGTATCGACGAAGCTCGGGCCATCGAGTGTGGCCGTGACCTCGTAGAAGATGTCCTCCAGCCCCCGCATCCTCGCGGGCGGGAAGAAGCCCAGGGACAGCCCTTCGGTATCGCCATCCAATTGGAAGATCGTCGCCGGGTCCAGGAACGCATTCCAGACTTCGACGGTACGGGTTGTAGGGATGACGAGATTGCCGAACTCGATCCTGGACGGCTGCAGGTAGATCCGGTGGTAGTAGTCGTCCGAGAACGAACCGCAGTGTGCTCCGGCCCGCGCGATCAGGGCCTCGATTGAGGGCTGGCCGCTGGCGATGACAGCGACCGCACCAGCAATGGCCGCAATGGCAGTCGTGGGTGCGTAGTACGCGGGTCGACCATCGTCCCACAGGCTGTTCATCCCGGCGGGCGCTGCGCCGCCCAGAATGTTTGACGTGAAGGCTCCGGCGAAGTCGGGCATTTACACCACCTTGCGGTAGGCCAGTCCGTAGTCGTAGCTGATCGGTTCCGCCCCGAGCGTGTAGGCCTTGTTCCACAGCGGGAAGATCTTCCACACGTCGGCGCCGAGGATCAGCTCATCGCCTGGGTTGAAATTCGAGATGTTCAGGAAGCGCACATCGGGGAATTCGCCGAGTAGCGTCCAGGTGCCGACGTAGGGCGTGCGATTGACGCCCACATAGCAGGGCAGCATCGGCGCCAGACCGTTGTAGCTTTGCGGGGAGCAGTGGTAAGCCAGATCGTGCGCCAGGGTGTTGAGGGAGTTCTGGGTCCCGGACCCGATGTAGCCCGCTCGATTGTTCGTCGTATTCGCATAGGTTGCGCAGCCGCAAACATCGAGGTTGGCGGTATCCGAGTAGCCGGTCGTCAAGAGGCGCCAGCCGACCGTCCAGCCATCGATGTCGGCCCGCACGTAGCTGCCGGGATAGCCGTTCGATGCGAGCGACGCCCGCGATGGCCCCTGCCTGTTCGCTCCGAACGGAATCGATTGATTCGAAGTGTTGAACGCATAGGGCGTCGTCGTAAATGACTCGACGGGGCAACCTGCGGTCAGGTACTGCCCTCCGGCAAAGGAGCCGTACTTGTTGATGAAGCCGAACGACAGGTGGCGGAAGCGTCCCGGCGTGTCCTCGATCACCACATGGACGAAATCGCCGTTGGAGAACAGGTGGTAGGCATAGAGCGAGGTCGCCATCGGACCGACCATCACGAACTTGCGATTGTTGGTCTGCAGATTGGCGGCCACACCAGTCGCGAATTCGTCGCACACCCATGCCTCCAGGCAGGCGTAGGTGCCGTTGACGCCATTCTTGTAGAGCTTTTTATTGACCGCGAACAGTTGGTAGGACACGCCGTTCTTGGTCAGCACCACACGGTTCGCTGTGAGACTGGTTTCCGACTGATTCCGGTACGCATCAGAGCCGCTGACCGAAGAAATCATCGACGTCGTGCTGGCGTGGGTCGCGCGCCCGTTCAACGAGGAGGTCGGGAAAGTCAGCGTAAAGGTGTCGGTAGCGTTGGCAGTCCAGCCGTTGGCCACAGCGAAATTCTTGATGACGCTCAGCAGTGTGTTGATGTCCGCTGACGCGCCGGTGATGTAAGCCATTGAATCGCCTCAGGCCAATTGGATGGCGGCAAAACGCGCCGCATTGGTGGAAGTCGCCGCCTGGACGACCAGGTGGGATTTGCCGGCCACAGTCACTGTGTCGCCCGCGGCCACCCCGAAACCCGGCACGGCGAATACGCCTTGCAGCTCGCCCCAAACGTTGAACGGACGCGAGGTGCCGCAGTCGTAGAGAATGGCTGGCAGCAGCGGGCTTGCGCCGTTGGGCAACTGCGTCAACGACGCGAGCTCGTAGCGCCCGACACTGGTCTTTTTGGTTTCCAAGGACATCGCCCAAGGCCAGGCGCGACCGGTGTAGGTCGTATCGAAGCGGTTGGTGCCGACCCAGCCGCCGCTCGGCTGCAGAATCGCTGCGCTGTAACTGCCGTATCCACCATCGTTGCGCCAGAACGCGCTGTTGGCGATGTCGAGATCCGAACTCTGATAGTTGTCGCCGCGCGAGGTGTTGGCACCGATGAACAGCGGGTACGGGTACTGCGACGGTGTGCCGTAGGGCAGGAAGAAGCCCGCGTAAAGCGCGCCCCAGTAAGCCGAGGATTTCGCCACGACGATGAAGCGCCGGCCGTTGGCGACAAACCAGTAGCTGATCGCGCTGTTGAACACCGGCATCCTCGGCACGATGCCGATTGAGCCGGCCCCCGAGAGCAAACTGCCCGGTTGGCCTTCCGGCGTGCTGATCGAGACGGCGCTTTGCCACGATTGCGAGCCGAGAACCCGGATCGAATACGCGGGTGCCGCCGCGTCGGCGAACAGGCAAAGCTGCACATAGATGGCATCGCCCGCCGAGGAGCCTGGGCCGCGCAGTTCCACCAGATCGCGTTTGGCGTCAAGGGTGAAGGTGTCTCGGCGCAACATCGTCCAGGCCTCACCGCCAGCGACCAAGGTCGCGTCGGCGGTCAGAAAGGTGATCAGTTTGTTGAAGAGGTCGGCGGCATTGGTTGCCGTGCCGGAAGTCCAGGCCATGTTTAGCGTCCCAAGATGTTGCGCACCGAAGTGGCGTTGCGCTGGATGAGGTTCATCACCGTGCGCTCGCCGGCGCTGCTGTTGAGGTAGTCGGCCGCCATCGCCGGGTCGATAACGTTGACGATGCGGATGTTTTGGTTCGTGGCCGGTTGCGCCTGGCCTTCCGGCACCAGGCCACCAGCGGCAAAGGCCAGGCGCCCGCCTTGGATGCGAGGCCCGGCAGACAAACCGTTGATGGCGTCAAGGAACGACAACCCAAGCCGGCTTACCGCGCGGGCATTGACCACGTACTCGCCATGCGAGAGCCGCGCCGCAATGGAGTCGCTGGTCGAGGTGCCGGGGCCGGTCACGTAGCCTCCAGAGGCGAACCCGAAGAACGACGAGATCAACGCGCCCAAGCCTCCGGCACTGCTTGCCGCGCCGCCCCCCATCAGGCTGCCGAACAAGGCTTCGGCCAGCCTCTGCGAGGCGATGCGGTTGATCGTCTGCAGCACCGAGCGACCAAAATCCGCGAACGCCTGCGTGGCCGACTTCGCCCCGCTGCCGATGTCCTGGAACAGTTGCGCGAAACCGTCCTGCACCGCGCCATCAATGGCCAGCGCCACGTCGTCGACGACCAGCTTCACCTGCGCGATCTCGTTCTTCCACGCTTGCACCCGGGCGACCGCCTCCGGGCCGATGGCCGTGGCGGTCGCCTCCAACTGCGGCAGCAGCGCGTCGAGCGACTGGCCGGTCTGCCGGTGCAGCGCGAGGATCTGCTGGCGAGCCTGCGATTCCGTGAGCAGGCCCGATTGGCGCTGCAGGTTGATCGATTCCTCGGTGGCCCGCATGCGGCTGAGCGCGTCATTGAACTGGCGTTCATAGGTGGCCAGATCCGCTGCCGCAACCTTCACGTCGATCAGGCGCGCGACAGTGGCCACACCCTCGGTGTCGCCCTCGGCTCGGAGGCGCTCGATGAGTGACTGGTACTGGCGCTCGAGCGCAGCACGACGGTCCTGACCGGTTGCAGCACCGGTGAGATCGAGCAGCGCCTCCCGAACGCGGGCCAGTTCATCACGCAAGGCACGCTCGGCGTCGGCGGCTTTGCGCGCGTTGGCGATCTCGACATCGGCCCGCTTGTTGTTGAGCACGATGAGGTCGGCCTCGATCTTGACCACCTCGGCACGGGCCTTGATCCGTGCGCCTTCGTCAGCACCGGACGCCGCGATGCGCTGCTGTTCGGCCAACAAGGTCTGTGTGCGAGCGATCTCAGCATCGATCTCACGCGTTTCCAGGGCCGTCTTGGCGGCGTAGTAGTCCGCCAGCGAGATCAGCCGCCCATCGAGCGCCTCGTCCAGGCTGCGCGACTGCCGGTCCAGCACGTCCTTGAGCAGCTTTAGCTCGGCATCCGCCTGTGCCTTGGCCAGCGCCAGTCGTGCGGCTCCGTTGTCCCCGGTAGCCCGTCCGGGTGTGCGCAGTCGATCGATCAGAGTGGGATCGGCAACGATTGTCGGCGCACGCACTTCGATCGGCTTCGGGTCGAAAAGGCTGTCGCGGAAGCTCGCCAATTCGTCCAGGCGCTGAACCAGGCTGCCCTTGAGTTCCGTGATGATGGCTTTCGCGCCGGACACGTTGCCAGATAGCGCATCGACAGCAGCCGCCATGCCAGCGCCGATCGCTTCGCCCAGCGCTACGAATGCCTTGCCTACCGTGGCGGCACCCAGCGCCAGGGTTTTGAGCACCGACACCACGCCATCGAGGATCGCGCGCAGCGAGCCACCTTGTTTGGCCGACTCCACCATCCCGTTGGCCATGTCGTTCATGGCCGGCAAGAAGGCCTCGATCACCCGGTTGCCAATGCTCGTGATCGCCAGTCGCACCTTGGCGAGTGAGTCGTTGAACACCTCGGCCTGTACAGCGGTGGCGCCACCCATCTGCACGCCCAGGGCTTGCAACTCCGTCGTCAGCGCCTCGACGCCATCACGCCCCTGGTTGAGGAACGGGATGAGGTCGGCGCCCGATTTGCCGAACAGATCCACCGCAAGCGCGGTCTTTTGGGCACCATCGGGCATCGCCTTGAAGCGGTCGGCCAGGTCGAGCAGGACCTGATCGGTGGCGCGCAGCGTCCCATCCTGGTTCTGGATGGCGACGCCGACCGCTGCGAATCCGCGTGCTGCCTCGTCCGAACCGGTCGCGGCATCGAGCATGCGGGTGGCGAGCTTGCGCAGGCCTCCCTCGAACTTCTCGGATGAGACACCGGCCAGATCCGCAACCGGGATCAGGGTGGACAGCGACTCGACAGTGATCCCGACCCGCTGCGAAAGCTTGGACAGCGAGTCCGCCGAGTCGAGCGAGGCCTTGACCATCGCGCCGAGACCGGCCGCAGACACCGCGAGGCCGAGCGTGCCGAGCAGTCCTTTGATGGATCGCGCCGCGTTGCCCAGGTCGCCGAGATTGCGCTTGATCGAATCGAAGGCGCCACGGGTCTGATCGACGGCGGTGATCAGGAGTTGTGCGCGGTTGTTGGCCATCAGGATTTCGCCAGTTCTTTTTGAATTGCGCTCGCCAACCGCGGCAGCGACCGCTGCACAGCGCCGGTCAGGTCCAGTCGCCGCTTGAGGGAGACGGACTTGACCAGCACGGCGATCGGAATCTCCTGGCCGCGTTTGATTTGTTTGGTTCCGGTGCGAGCGCGCTCGGCCCGCTTGAAGCGAGTGAGCTGGGATGCGTTCTCGCGAATGTTCTCGGCCATCAAGATGACCTTGCCGTTCTTTTCGACGAAGAACGCGTTGCCTGATCGCAGCAAGCCGTCGACCACTGCCTTGAAGCGCTTAGGCCCGATCCGCCCAGGAAGCAGCGGGATCAGCAGATTGCCGGAGACCGTGCCGCCTTTTTCGTGCAGACCCAGCCAGGCGATCTTGCTGCCCACCAGCAAGGCGGGCAGGCGATCGGTCTTCTTGTCCAGCACCTTGGCCTGCATCGAGGAGACGAAGCTGTTGCGCTTGACGTTGAACGCTCCGCGCATCTGTGTGCGTGCCGCGTCGCGTACTTCGCGGCCACCGGATTGCATACCGCGCTTGAGCGCCGCCCGAATGGCATCGCGGCGCTCGGTGGACCAGGCATTGAATTGCCGAGCATCGAACAGTCCAGATGCTGTCAGATCAATCTTCACGATCGAGCTCCCGCTGCAGCCGTTCGATGGATCGCTTGTCGCCTTGGCTGGCCACAGCGGTCACCCCAAGAAGCAGACTGGCGTGCTCACGGCCACGATGCATTTCGGCATCGAGAAACGCGGTCATCTGCGCGAGCGTGTAGTCCATGACATCCGGCAGCCGGTGTCCGGCATGGATCAAACGGTCGATGGCGTGAGCCCAGCCAAGGGGCCGCTCATTTGTGCGTTGATCCGGGCGGCGGCGTGCTGGATCGTCGGCACCACCCGCTGCACGAAAAAATCCGCATTCACCTCAAACAAGGCGGTGGCTAGTCGGATGGCGTCGTCCATCGCCAGCGCTGCGACCCACTCTTGGGGACGGCGTGAGGCCACGGCGATTGCCGTGATCAGCGCGTCACCGTGGTCTGCCAGCAGCGCCAGCCAGTCCGGATCGCCGTCGACCAGTCGGTGCGCGAAGGGCCGAACCGCAGCGAGCAGCGCCGGGATCTCGCCGATGCGAATGGGCGTGATCGCCAGTGCGACCTCCGCGATCTCCAGTGGAATCGGGGTGGGCGGAAACGCGTCGAAGTCGTTCATCACTCACCTCACAGCAGCACAATGCGGCCGAACTGGCCGAGATCGCCAGCGGCAGGCTTCAGGGTGTCGGCCAGCACCTGGCCCGACAGCTCGAACTTGAGCAGTTCGTCGGTGATGACCGAGAGCTCTTTGGCCGGATTGATTGCCACGCGGTAGAGGTCGATCACGACTTCGCGGTTGCCGTCCGCCGTGTTCAGCCCTTCGAAGCGCACCCAGCGCTCGGGTAGCGGCTGGGTGAACATCGCCGTGCTCTGCGCCGCGCCGTAGGCGTAGTCCACCTTGAACGGCTCCACGTAGGGGCCGCCGGTGGTCTTGTCGTTGATCGCCAGCGAACCGTGCTTGGCGTTGAGGGTGTACTGACCTGCCGGAAGCGTCTTGGGCGTGACCGTGGAATCCTTGACCACGACTGTCGAGACGTTCTGCTTGGCCAGCAGGTAGAGACTGCCCAAGGTGACGGGATTGGGCAGCACCTCGGCGGTGACCGTGCCGCTGACCTGGTCGGTGGTCGTGCCGTACAACGCCAAGCCCAGGTTGACCGCGATCAGCTCTTCGAGCGTGCAGGCGAACTCACCCTTCTTGGTCTTGATCAGCTGCAGGTCGGTCAGGCGCTGGCCGCTGGTGGATTCCTGGTGCTCCAGAGTCTCCACCGAGAGAGAGACTTTGAGCTCGGGCACATTGCCCACGTAGTTCAAGCCCTGTGGCTTGCCGGTGATGTCGCGGGCGCCGATGTAAACGCGCCCTTGTCCAGAAAAGTAAGGCATGGTCAGTCTCCCTTGCGTGCAGTGGGTTGAGGTTTGCCGATCGGCTCATCGAGTCCGTCGGTGGCTTTAGCGACGCCGGCGTCGATCAGCCAGCGGGCAGCGGCCTCGTCGAGGACGAGCAGATCGCCCGGCGCGAAGCTGACGCCGGCATGGGTATGGGGTTTCATTAGTTCGATGTTCATGTCGGGCTATCCAGGTCGGGTCAGATCAAGTGCATGGGTGCGGTAGCGGATCTCGTAGCGAGCAGGCAGCGCCACGGCTCCGGCGTCGGCGTCCTCCGGGTCCCACTCGCAATCCGCCTCGCGCAGGGCCAGCGCCAGACCGCCAAGGTTGGTGTCGCTCATCAGGACTGCGTGGGCGGCGACGACGGCGAGATCGGCTTGCTCGAAGGCATCGTCCCCACGAGCCACCGCTACCAAACGCACCATCAGCAGCCGGTCGACGAGGTTGTTGGCATGCGCGGTGATGCTGTCGCCTTCGGCAAATAGCAGCAGCGCGGGGCTGGCCTCGCGCGTCACCGGCACGGTCGGAAAGCGCAGTACCGGCGTGGGCGCCACCCCGGCAGCGAGACGAGCGACGACCTCCCGCAAGATGCGCTCGCGGATGGAGTTCATGAGCCGGAGTCCTTAGAGTCGAGAGAGTGAAGCGCGGCGCTCGCTGCCGTCGCCGATGCTGCGGATATCGCGGACGCGATACGTGTTGCCTGCGATGGACACGATGTCTCCTGCCGCCAGGCTCGGCAGTGTCGAGGCTGGAAAGCGGATCGTGTAATCGGCAGACAGGGCAAGCCCGTCGAGGACGCTCTCGTCTGGCGAGCGGAAATCGACGGCGATGGTGTGGCCATCGATTTCCGCGTCCACCAGCAAGCCAGACCGCCCAGCGGCCTCATAGAAGTCCTCGATGCGCACCATCACACCGTCAGCTTCACGAGAACGCCCGGGCGGTGGCACATCGGCAGCGGGTTGCTTTGCGTGTGCAGGTCAGTGCCGCGCTCAAACTTGCGCGGCTCCTGCTTGGCGTAGAGCGCCTGGCCCAGCGTGTTGGCGGTCTCATTGAAGTCAGCCGGTGCGTAGTAGGTGCTGAATGTGTCGACCGTGCCCAAGGGAAACGCATGGGCCTCGCCTGCGGCAATAAAACGGCGGGTGACCCCATTCATGTCGGTGGCCTGGCCCCGGTATTCCTCAAAGGTGACTCCACCAAAGGTGAAGCCCGCGCGCATGTCATCGATCAGCACGGCCCGCTGCTGGCTGTAGGCAAACGCGTCCTTGACCTTGACGTGATCGGTCAGCGCGTCATAAAACTCGGGTGAGCACAGGCAGTGCACCGAGGTCATGAATTCACCCTTGAGGTTGTCCTCAAAGTGGCGCAGCACATCGGCACACTTCTTTTTAACGTTGGAGGCTGCATTGGCCAGATCGAAGTTGATGGTCGTGGGCGTGATGCCAAACTCATCAAACAGGTTGTAAATCACCGAGCCATCGGCATCCAGGATCACGCCCTTCAAGGCACCCATGCGCAGGTTCTCCAGTGTGATGGCGTGCTTGTTGCGCATGGTCTGCAGATGTCGGGCCATGACCGAGGCGATGGTTTCCATCTCGGTCTCACTGCCAAAGGCGCGAATGCCCTGGACTTCCTCTGGCAAAACCACATCGTCATGCGGAATATGCGGCACCACAAAGGAGCGCATGGCGCGCTTGCCACGGGTGCCCACCGTGCCAGGGGCGCCCACGGGCATGGTCGGTAGCAGGTTGAGCACGCCGTTTTGTTCTTCGACCATCACCTGGCGCGTGCGCACAGGCTTGTCGGGGAAGATTTTGAGGGCCTCGATGCGACCGAAGCGGTTGGGGATGATGTTGATCGCAGCGGTCAGCGATGACATCGAGAAGGCGGGGTTGTTGAAGGGGTTGTTCATGGGGAAATGTCCAAAGGTTGAAGTGATAAGTCAGCACCAGCGCCCAGGCTTGGGTGCGATCAGGCTGACTGGCGAATCAGGATGCCAAGGTCGGCCAGCGCGCCGATGGCAGCGGTCTTGGCCGCAGCGGTGATGCCTGCGGGCCAAATCACGCACTCCGATGCGAGCACCGCATGACGGTTGAGCAAGAGTGCGTCTTGCACATCGATCAAGGAGGCATCGACATCGTTCAAAAGCACGCCGATGGGGTTTTCTGAACCATCGGTGGCCAAGGGGTCGAGTTGCATGAGTTTTGCACTCGCCGTTTCGCGTGCGACGACGGTGCCCAAGGTGAGTTTCTGTCCGGCAGCGACGGTGGCAACTTCTCGTGAATAGCGAAGATGGTCTTCTTCGTACTTGAGCAAGTCGCCCAGGTTCTGGGTTTCATTGATAGCGGTCATGGCAGTGTCCTATGTAAAGAGTTGAGATTGAGAAACAAGCAAACAAAGTCGCAATATTCAGATTCATGGCGTACCGGCGAGCTTTTTGACGGCGGCCATCAGCGCTGAGACGCCGTCATTGCTGGCCTTTGCCAGTGGCTTGGCCGCATCTGGGTGAATCAGTGAGGAGATTTCTTCACTTTGGGCACGCGAGAGCAGCAAGGCCTGGCGCACCTCAGGGGCCGAGCTGCCTTGGGCCAAGAAGCTGGTAATGCGACTGCTTTGCCCGGCAAGCTGACAAAGTTCGGCGATTTCCAGGGCTTGCGAGCGGCCAGCAGCCACAGCAGCCACAGCGTCCAACGTGCTCACAGCGTCGCTGGCTGGATTGGGATTGGGATTGGGATTGGGATCAGTCAGTGCTTCCTCAATTTCAGCCGCTGGTGCCTCAGCGACAGGTACTTCGACTGCATCTGGAAGTGCTTCGGCAGCGGGTGCAGTTTGGCTCTGCAGGGTTTGCGTCATGGGAGACTCCTTTGGGTTGACGTTGGAAATTTGAGATACGGTGGTGACTACGGCAGGGATTACGGCAGGGACTACGGTGGGGCTATCTGCGGGTAATTCATCTGGCTGCTGTGCTTGAACGACGTCGCCGGCAAACGCGCGCTGCGACAAACCGATGATTTGACTGATCTGCCCAGGAAGCCGGTTTTGCGACAAGTACGCTGCAAACTCAGCCATCACTTGATCGCTCCGAACCAGTGCATCAGCCAGTCCCACTGCAATCGACTCCGGCCCAAAGAAGCAGGCCGCCTGGGTGGCATGAACGGCTTTGGGCGCAAGAGATCGCATGCTCACTACATGATCGACAAACAAGCCGTACAAGCGGTCAACTTCTGATTGAAGTCGCGCACAAGCTCCCTTGGTCAGCGCCTCGTGCGGTGAGAGGTCGCCCTTGAAGTCACCCGCTGTCACAGCCGTGAAGCGATATCCCTGCTGTGCATCGCGTAGGGATTGATCGACATGCATGGCAATCACGCCAATGGAGCCCACCCCACTGGTTTGGGTGACCAGCACGCGTGAGGCGGCACAGGCAATGGCGTAGGCGGCAGAGAACGCCGAGTCACAGGCCAGCGCCCATACAGGCTTGATGGCAGCGATCTCGCGAATACGCTGGGCCAGCTCAAACACGCCACCGGCCTCGCCACCGGGTGAGTCAATGTCGAGCAATATGCCCGACACCGAAGGATCATTGGCTGCGAGTTCGAGCTTTTGCGCAATTTCTGCATAGCTCATCAGCCCGGACTGGGCATCGATGCCAATATTTCGGTGCACTAGCGAGCCGGTAATGCCAATGACAGCGATACCGCTGCTCGTGCTGGAGATGTCTTGCGACACATTGAGCAGCGACCAAGCATCGGCATGTGCAAGTTGACTTGAAGGTGCCCAGGCACTTGCATCAGGCACCGAGCCTGGCCAGCCAACGCGCTCACCCAGGACGCTGAGAATGACGTCGAGCTTGGTGCGCGCAAGCAGCAGCGGCGTCCCGTAAAGGCGGGACGCCAGATGTGGCAAAAACATGGTCAGTTTCCTTTTTGGGGCGGTTCAGGAGAAGGCTCTTGAGCAGCCCCTGCTGGAGGCACTGCTGCGCTGGGCGCCAACTCGTGGCGCGGATCAGAGTCCAGGATGAGTCCCAAACCATCAGCACGCGCGTTATCAGCGGCGATTTCACGGTCCACATCCTCAGCGTCATAGCCATTGGCCGATATCGCCTCAGTTCGACTCATCAACCCGCAGCGAATGGCCGCCTTCATGGCATCAGCCTCTTTCAGGGGATCGACCCACTGCCACCCCTGAGGTATCCACTTGCAGGCCTGGTAGTTGCGTTTGAATCTTTCCTCTGTCGCATAGCCGGGCAAGACCAATGCACCCTCAAGCACAGCCTGGTCCATCCACGCGTTCCAGATCGGGCGACACAGTTGGTGCACGATGACACCGTGCTGCAAGGCCTCAACCCGGCGGCGAAACTCCAGCAAGCCAGCACGAATGGATGAATAGTTCACTTGGGTGAGGTCGCCCGTGAGTTGTTCATAAGTGACACCCATGGCAGCCGCTACGGCACGAAACTGCATGCGCAGAAATTCCGAGTACGAACCACCCACATCTGCGGGCTGGCTGAACTTGATGTCTTCGCCGGGCTCCAGAATCTGCATGGTTCCGGGCTCCAGGCCGGCAAGTGCCACACCATGGTCGTTGGCCAGGCCCTCACCGAGTAGGTTGTCCTCCGGGGTCAGGCGGGTCACGAAGCCGGCAAACATGGCCGCCGTCTTCTTGCGCACCAACTCAGCATCGTCATATTGGTCCAGGTCGTGTAGTTTCACCAGGGCGCGTGCCAGCCACGGCTCGCCACGGATCTGCCCCGGGCGCAAAGCGCGGTACAAGTGCACGATTTCTCTGGCATCGACCCTGGCGGTACTGCCATTACCGGCTCCCGACATGGGGGCGAGCGTGCCGTCCTCGGGGTGCGAGCGGTACATGTGGTAAGCCACCCGACGCCCCAGGCGGTCAAACTCGATGCCAGCGCGAATGAGGTTGCCGTTGCTGGCGGTCGCGTTCAAGTGAACAGGCAAGTGCTCGGGCTCGAGGACCTGCAATTGCAAGCCCACGCTCAAGCCGTCCTCTGGTCTGCGAAAGCGCAAGCGCACCAGAGCCTCGCCGCCTTCGAGCATGGCCCGACACGCCATGGCCTGCAGACCGTAAAAGTCGGTCAACCCTGCGGCGTCTGCCTCTACCGTCCAATTGCGCCAAAGGGTCTGCACCGCCTCACGCTGGTCTGCCTGGGTGAGCATCGATTGGGGCTTGATGCCGGTGCCAATGGCGTTGGCCACATAGGATTCGAGCGCCGAGTTGGCCCAGGCGTTGCGCCGCACCAGATCCCGGCTCTTGGCGCGCAGCTCATTGTGGTTGAACAACATGGCAGCCACCGCCCCGGGGTTGCCCACCGACCACGCCAGCGCACGCCTGCCAGAACCGATGCCGTCATAGGTGGGTGCGCTGGAGAATGCGGTGGCAAAGAACTTCCTCTTGATGGACTGGAACCAGCCAGTCGTTTTGTGAGCTTGCAGCATGGGGTTTAGGTGCCTTTGGAGGTGGTGAGCCGAATTTGCCGGGGTGCGCCAGGCCACGTGCCGGTGGCAGCGGCCTGATCGGCCAGGGCGCGCTTGACCTCGCGGATAGCGAGCTTCAATTCCTCGATCGAGCGGTATTCGACCGTCTTGTCGCCAAAGGAGACACGCCGCTCGCCCTGGGTGAGCGCGCCCTGCAAGGTTTCGAGTTGGGTTTGGGTGAAGGACATAAGGGGTTTTCCTGTGGGTCAGCGCCACAGCGTCAGGTTGATCTCGGTGCTGTCAGAAAACGACAGAGCAGCCTTTGCGCAACTGATGTCGACGTACCTGACGGTCTTCTCGTCGGCGCTGGCAAACGTCACGCGGCAGCGACCCATCGCTGTGCGAGTGACGCCTGACCGGGTTTGCAAACTCATGGGTTAAAGCTCCAAAAAATGAAGGAATCAAAAGTAAAAAGGACACCAAGGCGCCCAGGTTCGAGTCACCAGCGCGTGCAAGTAGTCCCTAGCGTTTAAGCCAGGAACTGCGGATCACGCGTCGGCTGGATTTGGGCTGCACAGAAACAGCAATGCCAGCGGGTGCAGATGCAGATGCAGATGCACCAGGACTGGCATCAATGAGGTCCTTGGTCAAACTCATTGGGTTAACACGCGCCACTGCATCGGGTAAGCGCTCCGTACCGAGTTGGCGCTCCAACTCACACCAGTGACGCTCTTCAAAGCGATCAAGACCGGCGTTGCACGCAGCAGCCCGGGCATAGACAAAGATGTCAAGTGCCTCGTTTCGCTCGCGCGTTTTCTGCCACTCTCTGTGTGCAAATCCGCGTCTGTCGTGGCGCGTGATCAGGCTCTCGGCGCATAACTGCTGCACAAACTCGGCATCGATCTTGGGCAGGTGCACAAAGCCGGGCGGGTAAATCGGCGTAACACCATCAGAGCCCACGTCGGCGCTTTTGCGCAGGTTGTTGTAAAACTCCATCTTTGCCATGCCCACCGACACCGAGTACAGCTTGATGCCCCGGCGCAGCCGTCTGCCACCCTGGCTCACATCCACCGCAGTGGGTGTGCCGATCAGCGCGGCACCACCCATTGCGCCTGCGCGCATGCCCTTGATCGGCATCAGCCGGGGGTCGCGGCAGTTGCGCGCAAAGGCATACGCCTCCTGGGTGGCATAGCCAGTGTCGAGCGCGAGCCGGGCCAGCGGCATCAGCGCACCACTGGCATGCGTCCAGCGCTCTGCGAGCATGGCGGCGAGTTGCTGCCAAACCTCGTCCCGGGCGGTATCACCCATCATCACGCGGTGATCAACCAGCCAGACTTCCTTGCCGCGCCCGAAGGCCCAGACCGAGGCTTCGAGCCGGTCTTTTTGCACGTCGGCACCAGCCACCAGCAGCAAGCCGCCCATGGGCACGGTGCCGATTGGGTAGTCCTCGCGGCGCTCGAGCAGGCGCTGCCAGTCGGGTGCTTCACCTTGCTCGAGCCAGGTTTCACCCAGCTCGGTGTTCTTGAAGGTCTTGATCGCAGCAGCGCAACCCGATTCCTTGCTGACTGCGCTCTCCCAGGCTGCTGCCACATCACGCCAACTGCGCCAACCCACCGGGCTGTACAGGCTAGAGAGGTGAAAGCCGGCCGTCTTTGTGCGACCTTTGCTGCTTTTTACAGACTCTTGGTCGATCATGCTGCGCCATTGGCCGAGTTCGAGCATGCGCGTCTTGTGGTGCTCTGCAATGGGCTGCTCGCAAGACTCGCACACATAGGCGGCGGTCTCAGGTTTGGATTTCTCCCAGCGCAGGCGCTCAAAGCGCAGCCACTGGCGGTGGTCACAGTGCGGACACGGTACAAAGTAGCGCCGCTGGTCACTGGCCTCGAATTCACGTTCGATGGCCGACACACCTGCGATGGTCGGGGTCGAGACGATGAATATCTTGCGCCGGGTAAAGGTGCGCGTGCGGGCTTCGGCCAGACTGATCGCATCGCCCTCGCCTTCAACGTCCAGCGGGTAGCCGTCGACCTCGTCGAGAAACAGGTAGCGCACC